GGCCGCGCCCCGGCGGGGGGGGGGCGGCTTTTTGGCTTTACAGGATGCTTTGGATTTTGGATAAGGACAAACTACTATGCCGAACGAACGACGTTATTCCAATGAACTGAATCTGGAGAGCGTGGGCATCAATCTGCCCTACAATATGCAGGCAGAGCAGAGCGTGCTGGGCGCGGTGCTGCTCAAGCCCGACACCCTGACCGATCTTGTGGAGATCCTCAAGCCGGAAATGTTCTACACCCGGCAGAACGCCCAGATCTGGACCGAGATGCTGCGCCTGTTCACCAACGACCAGACCATCGATTTTGTCACCCTGCTGGATGCAGTGGTGTCCGATGGTGTGTTCCCCAGCGCAGACGAGGCCAAGATCTACCTGACCGGTCTGGCAGAAACGGTGCCCAGTATCTCCAACGTAAAGGCTTATGCCCAGATCGTGCAGGAAAAATATCTGGTGCGCCAGCTGATGGGGGTAGCCAAGGACATTTTGCAGGACGCCGGGGACGAGCCGGACGCCGACCTTCTGCTGGAAAATGCCGAGCAGCGCATCTACGAGATCCGCTCCGGCCGCGATTCCAGCACCCTGACCCCGCTTTCGTCCAGCATGGTGGAAACGCTGACCAACCTGCAAAAGATCAGCGGCCCGGATGCGGATAAGTACAAGGGCATCCCCACCGGTTTCTGCCTGCTGGACACCGTGCTTACCGGCCTTGGCCGCGGTGATCTGGTCATTCTGGCAGCCCGTCCCGGTATGGGCAAGACCAGTTTTGCACTGAACATCGCCACCCGCGTGGCCATGCAGCAAAAGGTGCCGGTGGCCATTTTCAGCCTGGAAATGACCAAGGAGCAGCTGACCAACCGTATCCTCTCGTCGGAGGCCGGTATCGACAGTCAGGCTTTCCGTACCGGTGCGCTGCGCGCCGAGGACTGGGAGTATCTGGCACTGGCCACCGAAAAACTGCACGATGCACCGATCTATATGGACGACACCTCCGGTATCACCATCACCGAGATGAAGGCAAAGATCCGCCGGGTGAATCAGGACCCTGCCCGCCCCAACGTGGGCCTGATCGTCATCGACTATTTACAGCTGATGACCACCGGCCAGCGCAGCGAGAACCGTGTGCAGGAGATCAGCTCCATCACCCGAAACCTGAAGATCATGGCTAAGGAAATGAATGTGCCCATCATCGCGCTTTCTCAGCTGTCCCGTGCGGTGGAGAAGCAGGGCAACAACTCTTCTCACCGGCCCCAGCTGTCTGACCTGCGTGACTCCGGTTCCATCGAGCAGGATGCTGACTGCGTCCTCTTCCTTTACCGTGATTCCTACTACGCCAGCCAGAACCCCGATGGGGCAGAGGTGGATGCCGATACCGCGGAGTGCATCGTGGCAAAGAACCGCCACGGCGAGACCAGCACGGTGCCGCTGGGCTGGGATGGCGCACACACCCGCTTTATGGATGTGGACTTCAAACGCTGATGAACGACGAAATATCAAAATTGATCGCAAAAGTAGAACGCTTTGCCCGGCAGGAGCAGCTGTTTGCGGCTGTGGAGCCGGGCCGGGCTCTGCACCTGTGCGCTGCCGTTTCGGGCGGGGCCGACAGTATGGCGCTGCTGCGGGTACTGCTGGAACTGCGGGAAGCTTTTGCGTATCCCCTTTCTGCCTGCCACGTCAACCACGGCCTGCGGGGCGAGACTGCGAACCGGGACGAAGCCTTTGTTCGGGCCGAGTGTGCCCGGCTGGGGGTGCCGCTGACAGTCTTCCGCCCGGCAGATGTGGGAATGGCTGTGCCGCCCCATGCCGGGGAGGACTGGGCCCGCAAACTCCGCTATGCCTGCTTTGCCCAACTGCTGGCAGGCGGGATAGACTGCATTGCAACGGCCCATACTGCTACTGACCAGGCCGAGACCCTGCTGTTCCGGCTGGCACGGGGGACCGGGCTGCACGGGGCAGGGGGCATCCGGCCCGGGCGGCCCGGCTACTGCCGCCCGCTGCTGGGCCTGACCCGGGCCGAGACCGAAACGCTCTGCGCCGCCTTCGGGCAGGCGTGGGTGACGGACGAGACGAACGATTCCGATGCCTACGCCCGCAACCGCCTGCGCACCTTCCTCGAGACTTCTGTTTTCTCCTCCTCTCACCACTCAACCGTGACTTCACATTCATTCGGCATAAGCAGGCGTAGATTTTGCAAAACGCTTTCCCGGTCTCCCCGGATAGTGAGCCGTGCGTGCAGCAGCTCTGCACCCCTTGCGGGTGGGGCAATTTCGTCGGTCTGCTTCTCCGGCGTTTCTGCTGCCGTCACTTCGGCTGTGTGCCACTCCGATAGTTTCTTTTGCCACAAGTCAAGGTTCCGACCACCTCGCACAAACGGCACGCCCAGCTTTTCTCCATATTCTCTGATGGTGGCGCTGCAACAGCCCATCTCGTCTGCAAGGTATGTAGCTGCCGCTCCACAACTCTGCATATTCCGCAGGTATTCTCGCTGCAGATCGTCCGGCATTCCCTTGAATTCATCCAACGGCATAGGCCGCGTGATGTTGTAAGTTTTCACCGCTCCGTTCATCTCCTTTTTCTGCGCCGCAGTGAGATAGTCACTGGGCAATCTGCATTTCCCACGCTTACGGTTTACATGGGCAAACGCACCTCTTGCAACACGCTTTTTCTGCACGATGTCATAGTCAAAATCATTCATAGGCGGTTATGCTCACCTCCGTCCGTGGGGTCTCCTTGTCGTACAGCACCCGGCTTTCGTCATGACTGACGATAATGCCGCAGTGATCGTCCAGCAGCACACGCGCCTTGACCATCACATCGTCAACAGCTTCCAGCAGATTGGTTAAATCCACTCGCCGCTTGGTGGGCATATAAAACAGGCATTTAACCTCCACTGGATAATCGATCGGCTCATGCACACCAGCCTTTTTGCAGTACCACACAGCTTTTGCCTCGTAGTCGATGTACTTCTGCGACGGCATGATAAACGATTTCCCTGTCTTGCTGCTGTGCATAATGCGCTGGCTGTTTTTCTTCGTCACAGGTGGCAGGGGTATGGTAAAGTGCAGTTCAGCCATTTCCGTCTCCCATCTCCATCTGCCCGTCAACCTGCATGGCCTTTTCAAGGCGTCGGTATGTCCCCAGCTCGTCCAATGCCCGCTTGCGGTACATGGAAAGTAAGGCTTGCTTTTCTTCCTCCGTTTCCGCCAGCTTGTAGCCGCCGTCTTTCATGGCAACGATAGGCACACCCTGCCGCCTCTGCTCCCGTATCATCCGGCGGTTCTCTCTGTCCGGCATACCGGTCAATGCTTCAAGGTTTTTCCGGGTGTATGTAATGCCGGGAATCATGCGTAATGTGGTCATTTCAGCCTCCAATTCTGCTTTTTCCCGATGTTCAGCATATAATCCTTCGCCCTCTGGTTGATCCTGCTCCCGATTGCCTCGTCCCAGCTCAAAATGCGGTCAATGGTCAGCTCCGTGGAGATGATCGTGATTGCATCCGGGTTGATATACCTGGCATTCAGCAGGTCAAAGGCGATGTTTTTGTCGGCATCCGTTACGCTCCCCTTGAGAAAATCGTCGATATACAGCGCACGGACGGTTTTCAGCGGCTGCATGGCTTCGGCGTATGCTTCGGCATCGCTGGTCTTTGCCTTGATTGCCGGAATATCTCCCCGCCATTGCACATACCGCACTGGGATTCCTCCGTCCATCAGCTTGGTGCAAATCGCCGTACACAGGTGTGTTTTCCCAGTGCCGGGAGAGCCGCCGATGAAAAACCACTTGCCTTTCCAGTCGGTCAAATACTTCTCCGCCGCTTGCTTTGCGGCCTGTTGCCAATACTCCTGAGTTTGGAACGACTCAAAGGTGCAGCTATCCAGCAGTCCCAGAAGTCCGGAACGCTCCATGCGAAGCCTATTCCGACGAATGATCTCACATTTGCAGGTTCTACTCACCAGTTCGCCGCTTTCCGTGCGCCGGACGGTGTAGCCCAGCCCGCCGCAGATGTCACAGCCATGTTCCGACATGGTATTCTTGCTTTGTTGGCTGTTCACCGGCTTCCTCCTTTCTGCGCTTCTCCCATGTTCTGACGGCAGCCTTCCAGTCCTTCATGCGGTTTTTCCCAACCATCCATCCCTTGCTGGCGTAGAAATCGACGAACTGCTGTGCGTCAACCGCAGACCCCCGTTCGGAGATATAAGCCTGAACTTCGGCCAAAGAAGGCGGAGAGAAGCGCGCCTCGCGCGCATTATTCTCGCTTCTCGATTCTCGTATATCGATTCCAGATTCTCGATTCTCGAATACGGGAACATCTGCATTCATTTGTTTGCAAATGATTTCATCTGCTTGCGTAGGCTCTACAGGCTCAGGATATTTGCTTTCCTTTGCTCTCTGGTTCTGATACTTACCCCATGTTGGTAGGTAGAGGAAGCGCTTGCCCTGTGAAGTATAAAGGGCAACCAATCCAGCACTCGCCAGTCCATGAAGGGCGTTTTCTACAGTTTTCAGAGTAAGATTTTCTTTCAAAGGGAATAGCCTGTTTTTGATAATCGCGGCCCGTCCGTCATAGCGTCCGAAATCATCGCAAGAAACAATCAGCCGATAGAACAAGACCTCCTCGAACCACGAAAGCCCATCTATGCTGTCGCTGGTGCAGATGCTCTCGCGTATGATTCTGTTCGGCATCGGCGCACCGCCTTAAAACGGCAAATCGCCGTCGTCCTCGGAAATCTCCTCGAATGTCTGTGCGGGCTTCTGTGGTGCGCTGTCCTTGCTGCCGCTGAAATGTACCCGGTCCGCCGTCAGCTCCACCACCGTGCGCTTGTTGCCGCTGTTATCCTCGTATTCCCGGCTGGAAAGTTTGCCCTCCACGACGATCTCCTTGCCCTTAGCAAAGTGCTTGCAAATCATCTCTGCCGTGCTCTGCCATGCCACGCAGGAGAGAAACAGCTTCGTTTCTCTGTCCTTTACCTTCTCGCTCCATGCCACACGGAAACTGCACACCGCTGTTCCGCTGTTGGTGCGGCGCAATTCGGGGTCAGAGCAAAGCCGCCCCTGCAAAATCGTTCTGTTTACCATCGTTTTCCTCCTTACAAATAGCTTTTTCCAAATTCACGGCGGAAGTCATCTTCCGTCCATCTCTGTTCCTGCATGGCCTTTAACTGGCCGTATCGGCGAAGCAGACGCATTTGATTCCCGTTTCGGTGTACAGCGTTTCCACCGTTCCTGTGGCATCGTTCGCCGCAGAGATACACCACAAGGCCGTATTTCTCGCTCTTGTTTCGGTACGCACCGCCGAAGATATGGTGCCGCTCCAGCGGGTCACTTGCGCCATTTCTGCCGCACAGGAAACACCGTCTTTCATCAGTCACCTTTATCACCTCCCAGCGGCTGAGCTTCGCCCCAGCGGGATTTTAGCGCATCCAACTCCTGCGGTGTCATAGTCTCGATTCCAGCTTCTCGGCAATCGGCAACGATCTGGTCAATCAGCCGTGACATCTGCTCTGTGTCGTAGGTGCTTGAGCCGTACCAAACCGCCACGTTCACGCAGCCAGGAATTTTGCTTGGTCCTTGTTCCGCCATCCAGCCGGTTCCTTTCGCCTCCCATCTGCGGCAGAACTCGTCCGCCGCCTTTGATACCATGCACACGACATCGCTCACACCACCGATGATCCTGATTTCTTCCCGGTACACATCATTCCTCGGAATCCCATAGTGTGCCGCCAGTTTATCCAGTAAAACCCACGCATAAGCGTTTGCGTCAAGGCTCCTGCCCTTGCGCTTGATCTGCACCACATACTGCTTGTCCGGCTTCATCTCGTCACAGATGGTCATTGCAGAGGCGGGGGACTGTACCCGGAGGCACAGCCACGCCCCATCGCTGTCCTGCTGCCACCGTGCGGCGGTCACATCAGCCTGCAACATTGCCCTGCTCCTTCTTCGCGGCCTTCATGCAGTCGGCGCACATCTGCGCTCCGTAGCGGCCCTTGGAGTACTTAACCATGTCCTTTACCGTCCACATTTCGCCGTTGCGCTTCTTGACGGACACAATGTCAGCTCCACATCGCTCACACACCGGAGCGGCGTTCCGCTCCTTCTCGTCCAGCTCGGCGGAGGAAATTTTGTCCGGGTCCTCGCCGGTGGGAAGCGCAAAGGTCCGCAGCCACATATACTTAAACGCATAGGTCATGGCCTTGCCGCTGCCCTTGTCTTGTGTGTCTGCGCCATCTCCGCAGGATGCAATCTCGATGTATTCCTCCGGGTTTTCCACGTTGACCATGCGGTAGATGACATCCACGTGGGTAATGTTCCCAGTTCTCCCGGCTGTCTGTGCGATGGGGTATACAACCAGTTTGTGTTTCAGCAGTTCCGCACGCATGATGGAGGTTACTTTCTCCTCGCTCAGTGCCTTGTATTTGGTGCTGCCAAGCTCTACATGATCGTCCTTTGCCAAATACTGGACATCCTGCATGATTGCAGCGATTTTCTCGTAGATATTCATCATTCGGTTTTCTCCTCATCAACAACTTGTAGCGGGCAATATGCCCCGACGATTCGTGTGTCCAGCAAATACTCCCCCGTGCGGCGGCATTGATTTCGCGAATACGTCTCCAAAAGTGGGCAGAGGTTACAGCACATTTTCCCCTCTGGGAATGGGATTTCCACTGTAGCTTTTATGTACCGGAGGACGCCGTTTATCATCCCAAGCCCCCCTTATGCAAAAACTCCGAGAGATACTCACCCTCCGTCAGCTCGGAAATATAATCAAGCTGCACATCGGAGAACTTCCGTATAGCCAGCTTGAAATTTCCGATTGTTTCCAGCTCGCACTTGTGGCACATAGCAGACTTCATCGGCTTCCAGCCGTGGCAAACCGGGCATTCATCCGCTTCTCCGGGGATAATCTCCTCTCCGCACTCTGGGCAGACATAAATTATGCTGTTTCCGCACTCATCGGACTTTTCCTCGATGTAATCCAACGACTGGAACGCCGCCCCACAATAATCACACAAATACATTACTAAGCCTCCATGATCTCGCCGTTCACCAGTTTGTACCATGTGTCCGCCTTGACGGTATCGCCGTCCACCTTTGCAATTTTGACATCAATGATGTTGCCATCATCGTCACGCTCAGAAACGACAATCCAGTTGCCCACAGTGCCTCTTGCAAGGCTATCTTCGCCCCATGCCACAGCAAGGCACTGTTCGCCCAATGCGGTCGCTCTCCCAGCGAAGCCGGTTACGACAGCCGTGCCACTCCAACCCGATGCAGCGGCGTTGCCCCTATCACCCGATGCGGCGGCGTTGCCCCTCTCACCCGATGCGGCGGCGTTGCCCCTCTCACCCGATGCGGCGGCGTTGCCACT